CTACACTTCTATCTCGATCCATTCACTTCCGCGAACGTCGCGATACTTATCGGTCGTTTGTGCGGATTTATGCCCGAGGATTTTTTGAGAAAATTCTTTACCCATTTCCTTTTCATAGAGTCGTGAAGCTAAACTCCGTATCTCATGAAATGGCGGTGGGTTAATTCCTTCCCATGTTATGTTTGCTAAATCTCTCGCTTTGGCGAATCGCTTTGTCAGTGTCTTATCTGCAAATGATTCACCTTTGTCAGACGAAATTATCGTTTCGCCTTTGATTGCGCGATTTTCGCAGCGCGCGATGATATCACGCAAAGAGAGCAAGAGGGTATCTAGCTTAACATCAAAGGGGATTATGATCCTCATTCCTGTCTTTTCCTGCTCAACGAAAAGTTTATCATCTTTAATATCAGACCACTTCATTTTACGAACATCCCCCACACGTTGCCCTGTCACTATAGCCAGATCCATGCTATCAACAACCCAGCCCGGCATGTCAGCCGCTGCTGCCCTAATAGATAGGAAGTTATCAAGCGACAGCCTTGCGCGCTTAACCTCTATCTTTGGGTTTTTTGTTGCATCGACGGGGTTATTGTAAATAATCCCCTCGGATACTGCCTCTCTGAAAAAATCAGTCAAAAATGATCGCATCAACTTAGCAGATGCCGCCTTTCCATTATTTGTGTAATCGTTAAGAAGTGTTGCAATGTCTTTAGTGCTAATGCTGTCAATAGTCCTTGATGCGAAAACCTCATCGACTACATCCAAGCGACTATTGTAGCCAGTGATCGTCTTGCTTTTTAATCCGCGCTTACTTAGCACTTCTGTATAAGTTTTAACCCAATCTGATACAGTGACAACTGCGACACTATTAATTCGGTCAACTAGCCTCACTGCCGAACCAGCATCCATAAGTTGCATGTTTGCTTCTACTGCCTGATTTATTGCTAAGCGCTTGTCACGCCCAAGGCCGAACTCCTTACCCGTCCTTGGGTCCTTATAGCTGTAATAACCACCATTTCGAACATACAAATTGGCTGGTAAATCACGCAGTGCGGCGGATCGCCTTCTTGCTGCCATCTCTGATCCTTGATATTAAGTTGTTTTTTGCTGGTGCTAAATTGCTGCGGGGAGTGGGGTTTCTGTATATCGCTGTTGATTCAATTTCATACTCTCGACCGACGCGCACTGGTGGCGGGTATATTTTACCTGCTTCAATCCATCGATATATTTGCTTCATTGATCGCGGCCTATCCCTCCGCTTGTTCCATTCATCTAAGCTAATTTTCATAGCTGTCCTCTTATCTCTTTATCAATCTGACGGACGTAATAGCTTAACCATCCCTTTACCCACATCAACCATAAAGCTGCACAGTCGCCGATTCCAAGCAGGATCCAGTCAAGATATGTGATGATTAAGTTCATGCTGCTTTACTCCCTGTTAATATTTTCTGTCCAATCGCCTTTAGCTCATCGCGTTTAGCAGTATTGAACATACAGCGAGGCTTGATGAATGGCCGCCAGATGAATAACAACGAACCTTTGTTATTGCCATTGACTGGCTTGCCAGTATCGGATCTTAAAAACGATATACGGCCATCAGTAATGAATCGCACTTCATCCACTGATTGCAGAGCCTGGCTAAACCAACCGACTGATGAATCAGCGGGGACAAGCATCACAACTGTTTGTAGCTGCTGCTTACATTGCTCGGCGGCTTTTGTTACCCAGGGTGAAATATCGGAGTAGGGAGGATTGCACCAGATAGCGCCGTAACTTTCCCATGCACTATTAAGTGCATCGTCTTGCTCGGTGAGGTATCGGGCGCACAGGGCGCTTTTATGACTGGCGGCCACGTCCAGGTAAAATCCAAATTCAATATCAAGAGCAGTGAAGATATCGAGCGGTGTCATCCATAAATCTTTCAGGTTATCCGGCGTGTGGCTGCCTCCGTAATCACTCATGCCGCATTCCTTTTTTTGCGCTCGTCATACTCAAAATCATCACGGCAATCAGCGTCGCAACTATCGTTAAAGCATTAGTCCTCCGCTGGCTTGGCTGCTGTGAATAGTTGCACAGCATGAATATGATGTTCTGGCTCAAGTTCATAATTATAACCATCGGCCTCGTCTATCATGCATCCTTCATCACCAATACAGCATTCATTCAGATACACATTCCCGTCTTTATCTGCCAATCCCCACGCGAATGGCTCCAACGCTTTCAACGCTGCAAGTTGCTCACGCAGTGATAGAATCTCAGTCTCCAGACTTTTCGCGTAACCCTGCCAACTTGATAAAAACTCAGAATCACAACATGAAGCACAAATACGCCCACTGTCGGCGCGTGGAACAGTCATTTTTGTGTGACTGCAAAAATCACATTCGGCTACTACTGCTGAATCCCAATTGTGCCGAATTCGTACCGGCTCTTTACTCAGCATCTGCATTCCCCTCTACCAAAGGCTTACTCAGCTTCTCGTTTGCCGCTGATAACGCGGCTTCTGATTTCGCGGCACGTCCCCACAAGTATTTTACATCTGACTCACTGAACCATTTTTCATATGTCTGGTATTCTAGCCTGTGAATAAGCTCACTAATTGGCAACGGTTTAATCAGTACCCGCTCTGCGGCTTCAAGCTTGGAGCGTAAAACCTCGTTAACCCCTTCTGTTTTCCGAATAGATAAATCAAAATGGCGGTTAAGCTCTTTCAGTTCATCACGCTCTTTCTGTGCCGCTTCCAGTTGAGCTATCAGTGCAGATAAAACAGAAACGGTGACTGTCAACTCATCAGGGCCAATTAAATCGGATAATGCCACGTTGGCCTTAAGGCTCTCTTCGATGTTATTCATCAACTGTTACTCCCTCGCTGTACGAATTGTGAACCCCATGACTTCTGGCTCTTTTCTGATGATTTTTAATGCTTTTCCGAATTCGGGGATAAACCTGTTATCGAAGCCATTCAAAATAGTAGTGCAGTAGCCAACGTTTCTTTCTTCGCAGTTTTCAAAAGCGAATGAGCAAATCATTGGCATCTGATTTTCATTGCAAATATCGATAATTTGCTTCATCAGCGGGCTGATTTTTTCGTCATAAACGGATTCTAAATCGTATATTTCAGACATAACTATTCCTCAGCAGATTTGCTGCCGGTAATGGGGTGGGGGGGGGTTAGACCTCATCCTTGAGGCTTTGTGATTAAGCGGCGTCAGTGAAGTTCATGCGGTTAAAAATGTGACGAACGCGCTCAACATCACCAGCGCAATATTTCGCCACCAAATCAATCTTTCCGTCACGGACAAAATCCCAAACCTTACTACCATCAATATCTTCGCCAATTTCTGAGCCTTTCAAGTCCAGCCCAAGGACGCGACATAATTTATCCAGTTTTACTCTGCCTTTGTATCCGGCCCACTCCGTCATCGTATCGAATAATGATTTATCCCAAGACTTAGCACCAACAGGCAGGAAGTGTGGCGGTCTAACCCCTAAAACAACAGCTCGCTGAAACAGGAATCTAAGGTCAAAATCAGCAACGTTATGGCCTATAAATACCGGCGGAGTCTGGCGTGATGGGTCATAGTTTTCATGCAAGAATTGGAAGAAGTCTGCGAGGATATGCTTTTCTGCATTAGGCCAGTCAGGACTAACAAATGTTTTTACTTCCCCATCATTCACAGCAACTGAAATACAGCAAACATGCCCAAAACCACCATCAAAACTTGTTTTTCTCCATTCTTCTTCGGCGGCTGACTCGCGATTTACATCAAGCCACTCCTTAATGCTTTCAGCTTTTTTGTACTGCCCTGGCGCAGTAATGCCATCAGCAATGGCTTGTTTAACTGTTGGGTCTTGCGCTGGAATGGTTTCAATGTCGATAAAAATATTCATGTGATTTCCTGTGTTTTAGATAGCAGAAATTCTCGCAATTTATGGCGATCTGCTTGAATTTTTTGAGGGTTATTTCTTTTTGCTAGAACGGAATATCGTCGTCAAAATCCATTGGTGGCTCGTTATTTTGTTGCGCCGCCTGCTGCTTCCCCTGCGCATGTTGCTGGCCCCATTGCTGCTGTTTATGTTGTGGGCCTGATTGTTGCCGTCCTTGGCTTTGAGTTCCCTGTGTATCACCTTGCTTGCCGCCGAGCATTTGCATCGTGCCGCCGACATTAACTACCACTTCCGTTGTGTAGCGATCCTGTCCTGATTGGTCTTGCCACTTCCGTGTTTGCAGTGCTCCCTCGATATAGACCTGAGAGCCTTTCCTTAAGTACTCACCAGCCACTTCTGCCAACTTTCCGAACAGCACAACCCTGTGCCATTCAGCCTTTTCTTTTTTCTCGCCAGTCGCTTTATCCCGCCAGCTTTCCGATGTCGCGATCGTGATGCTGACTACCGCGCCGCCGTTCGGCATATATTTAACTTCTGGGTCTTGGCCCAAGTTTCCGACCAGGATTACTTTGTTTACGCCTCTGCTAGCCATCTATGCCGCCTTTTTAGGTTTGAGTTCTGATCCGCGATGCTTATACACCTCGACGCACTTTTCCTGATGCGCAACTGAACGAGCTAACGCATTCCATGCTGGCGTATAAATTCCCTGTAGTTCATCTAGAGACTGGCAGTTACTCGCCTGTGATGTGAAGTCGGCGAGTATTTGATCTGGAGTTCGGGCCGCTGGGTGATGAATTTCAGCGTCAGGATCAGCCGCAGTTTCTTCTGTTGGGATGCAGAACGCCTGAAACGCAGCGTATTTGTATGCTATGGACATTGCCTTATTCGTAGCTTTGTCCCCGCTATCCATTGCTTCACCAAATGTAACAACCGTGTGAATACTGCCATCTTCAACGCTGACAAAATCAAACTCGGCCTTAACCACAACATAAAACAGAACGCCGCCTTTCTGTGTGACCCTTTCCGAAACTGTTCGCTCAGTTATGCGTGGTAAAATAACCAGCCCGTTACGCACCAGCGAGGGGGAGAGTGCGTTATACACAGCGTCAATACCTCGGAATTGAAAACCTTGTTGTGCGTTCCGACTGTCCTTGGCAATACCAATCTCTGACAAATCCTTTGCCACTGCTGCAATTGCCTTGTAAACCAATTTAGTTTCCATAACTCACCTTAAAACGGTTGTTCGCCCAAGAAGTAGCGCTGGTTAATCCACTCCAGCCGCGCCAGAGTCAAACATGACTGCATTACTTTTCTCTGTTTTTTTCTGCGGTAATACAGCGCGTCCAGGACGTGTTCTTTTCTTTTTGCGTAACTCTCTTGCTCTGTAATTGCAAGACTCATTTTGACCCCCGGTAAAATAAGCAATTGGCTACTTGAAACAAGTCATTGTTACCAACGCGGCGAGCATCAACCGCGAGTAGTTGGAGTGTTTTTACGATATCCATTAAGGCTCACCTCGCTGATTTAATATTTCGATAATCCGCTTAGCGCCGTTTTTTACGTTGCGAAATATGCGGTCGAGTAGTGATTCAGAGCAGCCCACGCAAGGCCACCCTGCACAAATTAGCTGTTGCATGGGATACTCCAGATTAATTAGTAGGTAATTGCGATTGCCGAGACTTGGCCTTTAGCAATGGCTTTAACGCATTGCACGGCACATTCTTCAGGGATACCGGTAGCGACTAAATCAGCCACGGCCTGTTGATTGATAGCGCGCTTGTGTTCGACGTTAGCCGCTCGCGCCGCTGCTTCATCAGCAATTCGTTTCTCTTCAGCTAGCCGGGCATCTTCTTTCTGCTGAGCTTCACGCTTAATGCGATCTGCCGCTTCCTGCGCTTTACGTTGCTCGGCTGCGATAGCTTCCTGCTTCTCGCGTTCGGCCTTGGCGATTGCATCTTTCTTGTCTTGCTCAGCCTTAACAGCCAATGCAACACGGTCACGCTCTGCTTGTTCTGCCTGAAGCTTTAACTCAGCTTCACGACGCGCTGATGCTTCACGCTCTTGTTGTGCCGCTAGGTCAGCATCCCGCTTAACCTTAGCGGCGGCCTCTGCTGCAATCCGCTCGTCATGCTCTTTCTGTAAGCGTTCATCTTCAGCTTTCTTATCGGCCTGAGTGCGGTCGAAAGCGTCATTCATCAGCAGGGCCATTTCGTGACCAGCTTCAATTTCTACCGCTAATTCTTCAGCTTTCTTCTTGGCTTCAGCTTCCTGCTTTAGCCGTTCCTGTTCAGCCTCGTATTCAGTGACTGGTTTTCTTATATCAACTGCAATTTTGTCCATCTCATCACGAAACTTTTTTCGGTTGGCATCTATCAAAGCGGGGCGGGCCTTAAGTTCAGCAACTAATTCTTTAGCGCGAACCTCAAATGCTGTCTTTGATTTGCGAACCTGGTCGGCCATCGTGATGTAAACGCCGCGACCTTTTGTCGTCTTCAGGTCGCCAACCACTGAACCGGCTGTTTTACGGACGTTATCAATCAGCTCATCAATAAATTTGTCATCCAGTAATGCAACTTCTAAATCTACTTTTTCGGCTGGCAAAGTGACGAGCGCCAGTTCCTTTTTTTCATCACTCATGCTCATTTCCTTGTGTTTAGCCCACAGCAAAACACCGACAGTTGTCAGTTATTTACTCTGGGGATTGGTGGGGGGGGGGGGGGGGGAATTATTCGGCTTCTAGAATGCTTACTAGCTGCTCAAGTTCTGAAGGGAAAGGCGGCTTCCAGTTTAGGATCTGTCCCGTTTCAATATCGATATCTAATTCCAGATAATCGCCATAGTGCTGCCCCGGAAACAAATCAGGGACATACTGATTTTCTATAGATCCGATGGAGTTTCCATCAACACCAATCACTTCAGCCGTGAATCTATCGCACACTTTTATACACGTTTTAATGCGCTTAACGTCAATATCGACCTTTATACCTAATTCAGTTTTCATCTATTACCCCTTAACTATGTGGTGGGCTTCTAAATAAGCGGTATGCTTTTACCGAGCATCTTCTGGCGAGCGTTGACTTGCTGGTCGTAGTTGCCGCGAACTTTCAGATTGGCGCGCTGGCGTTTCTCTGATGCTTTCTCTGCCATCGCACAGTAAAACTCTGCTGCTTTTTCTATCTGCGCTCTGTATTCGAAGCTGATAGGGTTGATGGCGCTTTCTACGCGATTTACTGGCTTACGGTTCAATCGCAGAGTGGGGCGCTTAATCTCACGCGACTCTGGTTCTACGATGCCGTGTTGTGCGTTGTATGCTGCTGTGAGAGCCAGACGCTTATCGTTACGGCGCTGCCTGGCGTTGTCATAACCTTGATGAGCCATGGTGTTACCTCCAGTTAATGATCTTTGGTGATGAGACCCTGCATTCCGACGATTGCTATGCACTCGTATCAGGGAGCCTTCGCTAATCCGTTTCTCATCCCAAAACTCATTCGCTTTGGTTGTTTTGCACTTTTCAGCGCCGTTATCTTAAAGAACACTTCCTGTCGTACTTTTGGCGTCCTGCCGTTTCGTTGAGATAGATATTGAACCAATAGTACGCTTAATGCAAGAACCATAAGTACGAAAAATTGATCTTCATGTGTACTTATGGTTTATTTGGTTGTTTTTAAAGTGAATTTAATTTGAAAATAATGCAGATGTGACCCTTCGCACCGGCTAACAGGCGTGAAAAGTGTGATGTGAGTAGTGTTTAACGCGGGTGGGGTGGTGAGATTGTCAGATTACAGGCACAAAAAACCCGGCAGCGGGGCCGGGTTAGGGAGTTTTATATTGCTGATTTTGCGAAAGATATTATTGCTTTTTCATCATTGTAGTTAAGGTGAGCAATATCGTTTTTATCAAAAGTTCGGCGTATCTCATCCATTACTCTAGTCTCTACAGCCGTAGGATTTTTTTGTCCGTCTATTGTAAAGAGGACGCTTGCTAAATTTAAAAGATTTTCATTTGCAGCTCGGGTAACTCTTGAAACCCAAGAATCGCAGTGCTCCATCATTTTACCAGGTTCATTTTGATCAAAAGCTAGTGGTTTGATCGCGCATAGAACTTTTTCATCATCCTTTGCGACAAATGGCATAGTGAATTTTGTAAGGTCGCCACCAAAAGTTTCACGTCTAAAGGCATCACGAAGCTCTGCGTGCGCGTTAAGTCTATGCCTTAACTCCCTTGCCAGAATGTATTCCCTACGCTCTTTGTTATAATCTGAATGGTTTATAAATCTATCATAAATTTTATTAAGCTCACTTTCGGGATTTTGAGCCAAGATAACGCGAGTAGAGCTAAAGTGAAAAATTGATTCTTTTCTTGCAGTTAAGTAACTAAAAAAGTTAGCTATATCTTCTGCTGTTCTGAGATTTTTTGTTTGCTCTTGAGCAAGCTTAAGCTCACGTGCAACTGCATCTCTTGCAAGGGGAAAGATTGTATCGTCGCGAAAAAAAGCACTAACACGAGCGTCACGGCTCTTCGTTAACTTAAAATAGAATTCATGATTTTTAGGTGCACATAACACTACGCCTATGTTTGCGAATTCTTCCGTTTCCGCATAGGGCGCATATCTTACAATGCTGTATAGACATGGCGTAGTCATTTGATATTACTCCAGAATTCTTCACTCAAAGCTCTATCTAATGTATTTTCAACAAAAGACAGAAATGCTGTATTTTCATCAGTGTCGTCTAGTTCCCACTCTTCAGGAATGTATTCAATAGCTGAAGATAGCATAGTTCTTGCATGAGATATTTCATCCTCTCGCTCCTGTTTATCAACGAGGTCGTAAACCCAAGAACGATGCTTAGCGCTATAGACGTGGTATTCAAAGTCGCTTTCCAACTCATCATGATCGAAGGCTAGGTTGTGGTCAATGAGGTAATGCCTATTATTTTGGTAATCAAAAATAATGTTAACATTCCCACCGATTGGCGAGAGCGTTCTATCTGAATTGTTTATCCATCGATCGAATAGATAAATTTTCTTTTGTGCAGGCACGTCTACGTTTGAATGGGCTTGCGTAAAAGTAATTGGAGCAACTCCAGATATGTATTTTGTTGCGAAAGCATAACCTTCGTAAAGCTCTCGCCGCCACTCAGGGACGAACTCTGTTAATGATCGGTCTATGTATACTATTTTGAATTCGGGGATTGACAGCCCCAAGGAGTCTGCTAAGCATGCAGAGATCCACTCAGCCATAAGTTGTTTTTTTGGTACGCATGGCATTCCTTTGACGACATATAGATTATCGTCATTGCATTTACACAAAAATGGCTGTGTTGCGCAATCGGGGATGCGGCGAACAATTTCAACAACTTGTAGTATCTCGTTATGCATAACGTAATTGTATTTCCTTATATTTTGTTCGCACGCAACCTTACCCACCCCTCTATGGGCTAGCAGTGGGCTAGGGTATGTGTTCCCACTTGATATCAACCACAACGCCAATGATCTTACAGTTACCGTTGATTATGGTTGGCGGGTGGTGTGGGTTTAACGCTTTCAGATATTTGCGCCCAGCATCAGTCATGTACTGCTTGAATGTAGCCTCGTTCTCATTTTCCAGCTTAGCCACAACTAATTTCCCGCTGGCTGGTTCTTTCTCTGGGTCCACCAAGATGATCATTCCCTCTGGCACTGTGAAGCCAGTGGGTGACGTCATTGAGTCACCCCTAACCCGAAGCCAGAAAGATGAATCACTTGCGTCCACAGTAGTTTCAGGCCAAACATCTATCTCATCCTTGCGATATGGCTCAACAGCCTCAAGCCAACACCCAGCACTGACCCAGCTAATTAATGGGAATTCATTCGTTGTTTTCTTTTTCCCAAGATAAGAAACATTTCCTTCACCATTGGGGCTTATTCCTAACTGAAGCCATACAGGGTCTACTTTAAGAAACTTTGCTAGTTCTTGCATTGCGGCAGGGCGAGGCATTGACTCCCCATTGAACCATTTGCTCACACCTTTTGATGAAAGTTGCAGGGCGCGAGCTATCGCAGCCCCTCTTCCGTGATCATCTAATCCCGCCTCTTTACTGGCCAGTGCAAGCCTTTGGGCGAATTCTTCACGCACTTTATCTGTTTGAACCATGAGTACGATAGTAAACCACTTGCAAAAACTTTCAGTTCAATCATAATCTGTACTGAAAGTACGAAAACAAGGAACTCCCATGGAAACTTTGGAAGTAGCAATCAAAGGCGTAGGGATTCCCGAAGTAGCTAAGGCTTGTGGTGTCAGTGAAAGGGCTGTTTATAAATGGCTCAAAAACGGATTTCTACCCAAGACTGAATTTTTCGGCAAAACCACATACGCGAACACGATAGAACAAATATCAGGTGGCAAGTACCACGCGACAGATTTACTTGATTTAAGTAAACGAAACCTATTAGCAGCTTAATCACTGCCGCTCATTAACTCATCTGCGCTGAAAAGCGCCCATTAAAACTAAGTCCCCAGATCATCGGGGAGGAATAACAACATCTAAACCACAAGGGAAGTATTACGCATGGAACGTACAACCACACGCAACAAGGCTCGAATCATTGAGGGCCAACTACTCAACAAGATTGCATTACGAGGCGTCACTGACATTGCTGACGCTGTAGGCGTAGATAAATCACAGATATCACGCTGGAAAGAAAGCTTCATTCCGAAGATATCAATGCTTCTAGCTGTTTTGGAATGGGGGGTAGTCGATGACGAGATGGCGCGGCTGGCTAAGTCAGTGGCGTTGTTGCTCACAAAACAAAAATCCCCACGGCTAGGTGGGGACTCTGAACAAATCACAATAAATTTTTGAGGTTAAAAATGATTTTAACACTGAGTAAAGCCGCGCTTCTAAGTGCCATGATTTTTCAGGCTCATAAAGATATTCGCTACTACTTAAATGGGATCTGCTTTGCTCCTGATGGAAAGTTATACGCCACTGATGGGCACCGTGCATTTATTGGTGAGCATGAAAATAAAGAACTTACTGAAACCATCATTGTGGCAATTAAAGGCCCTAAGGTGACTAAGTTTGAAAAGGCTGAGATTGACACTGATAGTGGCCTTGTAGCTTACCTTGACGAGAACGGAACACGCATAGGTGCTGGTATTTGTGAAGTGGTAGATGGTCGATTCCCTGACATTCAGCGGATCATTTCCAACTTCAAAAGCAAACCTACTGATGAGATAGGATTCAACGCTGGATATCTAGCTGATATTGAGAAAGCAGCAAAACTCTATAGCCCTAAATTCTGCGGCATAAAAATCAAACCAAATGGTAACACCGATGCTTCCATCGTAGAGCTTCATAGCGCCTTCGATAAAGGCACCGTCGTCATCATGCCAATGCGCATCTAATCATGAATATCCCAAATGAAAATGCCCCAACAGCGCGAACTGTCAGGGCATCGGTAATCAGGTATGCAAGCCAATTACAGAGGTAATTATACATGCGAAAGAAAACTAACGCAAAACAGCGAGATGTTACTCAGCAGCGTTCTGCAAAGCCAGACGAATTAGTCATGGTCTGCGAGAACAACCAATCATTCGGACGTCGGCTAATTGAGACATTCAAGGCCGTCAAAGCTGCGCAGAGGAAAGCCAATGAGTAACGTCTTAGCGTTTCGTCAACCAGACACAGTAAGGCCGGAGGCAACCGGTAAGGGGTTTGCCTTGATGCATAGACAATTCATGGAGAGCAAGCTTTACAAGGACTCTCAGGCGGTTCACTTATGGCTGCACTTGATACTCAAAGCTAACTATTCTCCAGTAGTGGTAAGGACGGATCTCGGTGAGATGATGGTAGGTCGTGGGCAGATGATAACCGGGCGTCCAACACTGGTATCTGAAACCTTCATTCCTGACAATAAAGTAAAAAGCTTACTGCGTAGTTTCGAGACTAAAGGGATGTTAAAAATCGAGGCTGTAGGGCGTAAATTTAGCCTGCTAACCATCCTCAAATATGATGATTTTCAGTCGATAAATTGTCCAACGGATGTCCAACGATTGTCCAACGCCAACACCAGTAATAATGCAGCTCTCAGCGTGGATTGTCCAACGGATGTCCAACGATTGTCCATAAACAACAATATAACTAATAACTTATTACTTAACAGTAATAAGAGTCCATCAGCTTACGCTGAAGACCAGCCGAAGCAGGAAGAGATTCAGAAGCCAAAAACTGAAAAGCCGAAACCAACTTTTTCCTGCCAAGACGTCGTTGATGTTTTCCACGAAGTTCTACCAGAAGCGAAAGGTGTTCGTGCTCTGACAGATAAGCGCCGGAATCTGATGAGAACCTTCTGGGGAAAGGCCAGTAAAATCACCCGGCAACTGGATGGCGCTCCGTTCACTCTGGATAGCTGGAAATCCTACCTGACTTACATTTCCACCAATTGCCGCTGGATGCTGGAAGACCGCCCTGATACACGCTCTGGTAAGACATGGCAGAAAAAAGGGCTGGAGTATTTCCTGAACGACGAAACTTATCTTCAAGTCCGAGAGGGGGCCAAGGATGACCGTTGATTATAAATTACCACCCCACAACCTCGACGCAGAACAGAGCGTTCTTGGCGGCCTGATGCTGGATGATGGCAGTGATAACGTTGCTAAAGTCCTATCAATGCTGAAACCCGAATCGTTTTACACCCGCCCACACCAAGTTATTTTTGCCGAAATTAAAGACTTGGTTAGCAAGCAGATCCCCATAGACCTACTGACGATTTTTAACCAGATGGAGAACAAGGGAATTAGCAGCACGGTAGGCGGATTTGCTTACATGGCTGAGTTGTCGAAGAACACCCCCAGCGCCGCTAACATCGTGCATTACGCGATAGAAGTACGCGACAAGGCGATCACCCGTTACAGCATTGCCAAAACCAATGCGATGACCGAGTTGCTTTATGCCAACAACGGCATGACGGCGACACAAAAGGTTGAAGCAATACAGTCGCTGTTTACCGAGATAACAGATCATACCAAAACGGGCAGCCGTCGCGGAGCAAGGCCATTCCGTGAGTTGATGGAACACTGGCTGGATGAGGTTGAAGACCGATTTAGTAACCCAGACAAGGCTCGCGGATTATCGACGGGGATAGCATCTCTGGATGCAATTTTGTCACCTAAAGGGATTGTGAAAGGTTCGCTATTTATCATTGGTGCCCGCCCGAAAATGGGTAAAACCACGCTATACGGTCAGATGGCCATCAACTGCGCTGTTGTTCAGCGCCTACCAGCGGTGCTGTTCAGTCTTGAAATGCCGAACAATCAAATTATCGAGCGAATGGTAGGTCAGGCATCAGGAGTTAATACCGATATTTTCTATCGCGGTGCGGACAACGATTCTGATTTTGCTCGGGCCAGCGCATCAGCATTGGAGATGGCGAACACGGACAAGCTGTTTATCGATGATACCGCAGGGGCAACACTGGCCCACATCCAAGCTGAATGCCGGAGAATTAAACGCTCTGAAGGTCAGATCGGTATGGTGCTGGTCGATTACCTCACGCTCATGAAAGCCGAAAAAGCAGAGCGTACTAACTTGGGTTACGGGTTGATCACCCAAGGGCTAAAAAACCTCGCTAAAGAACTGGATTGTGTCGTTGTGCTACTGACCCAGCTTAACCGTGGGCCAGAAAGCAGAACCAGCAAGCGACCTAAGCCCAGCGACAGCCGCGAGACAGGGCAGATTGAGCAGGATTGTGATTACTGGCTTGGTATCCACTGTGAAGAAGACGCATCAGGACTACCTGACCGGTCATTCACCGAGTACCTCTTGCCGCTTAATCGTCATGGGAAGACTGGCGTTTGCTATGTCGAGCAGCGAAATGGTGCGGTGTATGACTTAAACCAGATCGAGGCTCAAAACCGAGCGAACAACAACGATGAATCACAAAAGCGTTATGCAAAAAAAGGCGGCTTCTGATGATAGCTGAAGGCAGCAATATTGATGCTGAAGCAAGAAAGGTAATTGAGCAGGCGAATTTTAACATGCTCAGAATTATAGCTCAGCTAGCCACGATAAAACTAGAACCCGGACCAGAGGCATACATGATTGAGAGAGCCATCGAACTTGCAAAACATGAGCATACAAAAATCGAATCATACCTAATTAGCTTGCTGGAGTTTTAATCATGATGGACATAACTAAATCGCGGGAAGATTTCGAGGCTGAATTTCGCAAACAATATGCTGGTCAATCTCATATTGAAATTATGCTTGAAATGCATAACCACGGTACTGATGAAAAGCCTGAAATTGATTACTACTCGCTTGCCGCTCGCAACGCCTGGAAGTTGTGGCAAGCCAGCCGCACTGCCGGCATTCGAATCAAGGGAGAGAGTGAATGACATGAAAAAAACAACAATTGTAGGATGCTTTCATTGCTTAAAAACGCATGCGGTGGGAGATAGAGTGAAACCGGATGTTTATTCTGGCGGGGAATGGATTACTGAGTGCCCCGATTGCGGATGCTCCCAGTTCGTTTCTACACGACAATTGATGAAGATTAAACGGGAGCTAACTTCATGAAATCATTAGATAGTTTTACTGTAGAGCAATTAACTGAATTCATTGAATCAGACCACGCTCAATGTGGTGATATAGCAGCATTAGCAAGAATCGCGTTAGCTGCAAAGAGGGCTAAAGCAGCGGCTACGGCAGACAATGAAAGACTTAAACGTGTGATAGAAGAAGCACAGAAAGAGATTGATTCTATGCAAGAGACTATCGATTACGTGCATAGACGTAGAGTGATGTGGAAAGATAGATATCTATTCGCAGAGAAAAAGATAAAAGAAATTATGACCGTTGACACCACCCCACGGTTGAACTCTCTGGAGATACCGTGGGGTTGGATTAGATGTAGCGACCGGATGCCGGAAGTTGGCGATGTTGTTATCACCGCTTACCAAGGCTGTACAAATGTTGGGCAAATGGAGCGTTCTGGGAAAACTTACAGATATTTCACATCAATTGCTTCTGGGCGAGAATTGCCAGCAACCCACTGGATGCCACTCCCCGCCGCGCCGGAGAAGCCGCTATGAATACCGAAATACTATCCCATATCGGAAACACAATATTCGGCAGTTACCACAATGATTTCTGTCCTCAGTGGGACGAAATGTTAAATAGGATTCTTGACTCTGGTGAATTGGTTGAGTGCCGAAGTGGAATCGTCAGCTTTAAGTTCGAAGGAAAAGAGATAGATATTTGGGCCAACAACAAATGGTATGCCTACGGTAAAGTTTGGAGAATTAATGGAGTTGTAATTGAGAGACCACTTCAAAAGCGTCCAAGATTCAAAACCATGCAAAAACTAAATAACTTACATACCGAATTATGGCTGAAGGAATCAAAGGCTAAATATCAAGAGCTTATTAGGGGGATATGATGGATAAACAGAAGTATTTACTTCTAAACGAAAGCATCAAACAAAACGCAATAGCAGCCATCAGAAATACACCGCTCGATTTCAAATCCCCCAAAGAAGTCATCATCCAAGAACCCAAGCGAAGCATTTTGCAAAACAACAAAATGTGGCCCTTGCTTACTGACATTGCCGAACAAGTATTCTGGCATGGCGTGAAGTACAGCAAGGAGGACTGGAAGGACTTAATCACTGACCTTGTAGCAGAAACCAAGAAGCAGGAACGCAGACAGGCACCGGGCATTACAGGTGGCTATGTTCGCTTTGGTCATCGCACAAGCCAGATGAGAAAGAGCGAGATGGTAGAGATTATCGAAGCCGCTTACTGGTTTGGTACTGAGCATAACGTGAAGTTTAGCGACGACGCCAAGCGAGATGTGGAGTGGGCTAACCGGTTCGGTGACAAGGGAAAGGTGGCAGCATGAGTGAATCTGACTGGCTAATAATTTGCGCGTTCATCTGCTCTGTAATTTATGCAGGGATAAGAGGGAGACGAAGATGAACAAGTTACCAAAAAATCGTAACTGCAAAGTATGCAAAACGAGGTTCAAGCCAGAGACCGTATATCAGTGGTGGTGCAACGAGGAACATAGAATTGAGTATGCAGTCCTCATCATGAAAGATAAGCGAAGTCGAGACCAGGCTAGCGAATTAAAGCGAAGGCAGGAGAAAGAAAAGGAGGAAAGAAAAAAGTTAAAAGTCAGGAAGATAAACGCACAGCCAAAAAAGTATTGGATTAAGCAAGCACAGCAAGCCGTTAACGCATTTGTAAGAGCACGAGATTCAAACCTACCCTGCGTATCATGTGGCACCCATTCAGCAGCACAGTGGGACGCCGGGCACTACAGAACAACCGCAGCAGCACCTCAATTCAGATTCGACCCCCGACAAATACACAAACAATGTTCAGTCTGCAACCAGCACAAGAGCGGGAATATCGTTCCATACCGCGTCGAGATGATTAAGCGCATTGGCATAAAGACCGTTGAGGCTATCGAGAATAACCACGAGCGCCGCAGCTACAGCGTTGAAGAGTTAAAAGGTATTCGTGATTACTACCGGCTGGAATTGAAGCGGCTAAAAGAAACTCAGGAGGCAGCGTGAATGTAACTCAGTTAAAACTCACCAAGGATCAGCATGATTGGGTTAATGGCTGGCTTGAACTGTGGGGCGCATGGGTTTATTCAGGAAGATTAGAGAAGCGCATGAGCAGCGTTATAGCTCAGTATATGGCGACGGTAGAACCACAGAAATATCCAGATAGGCCGATGTGTAATGACGATGACGGAATGTTGATTTCTCATGTCGTAGATTCTGTCATGTACATTGATGCAAAGGCCTTCGGGATATTGATGAGCTACTACGTGAACAATTCAACTGAATACGCAATATCAGTCTACAGCTACAAGAGTGCAAATCCCCGCAAGATAACCACACGTGGAGGTAATCGACTTAAGCGCCCATCGCTATCAACCTGCCGCAGAGAAGTTAAAGAAATACTGGATGCTAGTGTCTTTATGATTTACCAACCGCTGCTATCTGCGATGAACAGTCGTAAACGTGTAGGTAAAATTCAGAAAGTTGCTTAGAAAGTGTTGACATGTTTGAACAAATGAGCAATGATAAGTAGGTAAGGTGCCGTATCTGTCTTAAGTCGGTGCCGCAAGTATAAATAAGCCTCGGTTAATCGCCGGGGCTTTTTGCATTTAAATGATATGCGGTCGGCACATTGGTAGGTGCTGACGCCGGAACCGTAACCGGCTTCACATTCGCTTGAGCATCACTGAGTAATGGGAAGGAAGAATGCTACCATCTTCAATGATTATTGATTTTCTGAAAGTATCCCCAGCGATCAGTTTGGCGGATTACCTTCAAAACGCCGAAGATTATGCTCTGCTAGCACACCTTGTTTCAAATTCTTCCAGCGCTCCAGGGCAAGAGCGTAATGTTTCTTCCTTAACGGGAGAGCAAGAAGACCAGCTTGAGTAAAATCAGGTTTTTGGCTAATGAGATATTTTAGACTAACTTCGGCCTGATCTAATTTTTCGGCGGCTTGAGACAAGCGGCGATCAATTATTGCCATAGAGCATATGACGGCACCTACACCCGTATATCCTAGTTGCATTAGATATTGCTCAACGAGGGGAAGGAAGTTATCACTTTCCTCAAGTGACGCTTTTCCGGTGCCATAGAGAAGAACAAACAGCAATTCCTCAGTTCTAATTGTCTCAGGAAGATTTTTCAAAAATTCTAAAATAGTTATGCGTGGGTCGATGCTATCCATGCGATTAATCTTATTTTGCAGTTGTGGTTAACCGAAATAATATCATAACAGACAGTATTTCCTAGCGGTTGTGGTGACGGCTGGAAACACGCGCCGGGCGTGAGTGGTATCCCGGCACTTATTCAGGGCTGCGCTTATGCGTGGCCTTTTCTATTTATAACCCCCGACAATGCCGGGAAAGGATTCCCCGGATGGGGGGTGGATATGAAAATGCACAGGTCACCGGATATTTGGAGTCTGATCATCACGTGGATCGGAGAGCATCGCGGCGAACTCATTAGCGCTGGGTTGGCTGCAATTATGGCAATTTTGCGCGGTATGTACGCGGGCGGGGGGCGGACGCAAGTCATGCTTGATGCTGCTATGTGCTCACTCATTGCCTGGTTTATTGAAGACGTACTAACGATGTTCGGCGTAGAGCCGGGCTGGACATTAATACTTAGCGTATTTATCGGATATATGGGTACTGATTATATTGGGTCGGTACTTAAACGCATGGTTGGCAGCAAGACTGGGGGCAGCAATGAAAATCAATAATTTTCGTTTCAGCCAGCGCAGTGAAAACAACTTGAAAGGCGTTAACCCAGCACTGGTGCAAGTCGTTCGCCGCGCTCTGGAGTTATCGATTGTTGATTTCGGCGTAACTGAGGGGCTTCGAACTGTTGAGCGACAAAAAGAGCTGGTAGCCAAGGGTGCCAGCCAGACGATGAATAGCCGACATATTACCGGCCACGCTATCGACGTATTTGCTTACCCAGCAGCAAGCGGTTCATGGGAATGGAAATACTATGAGCAGATAGCGACAGCATTCAAGCTGGCAGCCAAAGACGTTGGCGTTCCTATCGAGTGGGGCGGCGACTGGAAGACGCTAAAAGACGGGCCTCATTTTCAACTGTCACACAAAGAATATCAGTCGTGAGTCGGGTAACGGCAATACTCATCGCTGTAATAGCCGCATTGCTCGTGGGCGTTGTTTACTATCAAGGGCAAACCACAACGCTTCAGAGTGATGTAGCAACGATAAAGGATGAGAGAGACAAGGCTCAATCAATTTTAAATAATCAGGTCCGCACAGTTCAGTTATTTAACGATATCGCCAAGGCCAACGAGCATGAAAAAACCAACATTAGAAATAATAGTGAGGTCCGCGTTGCTGCAATTAAAAAAGATATCAGTGCGGACGAATGCGCTACTCATTCTATTCCTGTTGCCGCTGTTGAGCGCCTGCGGAATCACGCAAATAAAATACGTACAGACTCCGCA